ATAGAGAGTCCGGGTGTAAATATATCCGATGTTGTTGTGGCACTTATTGTTCCACTAGAACCAATCCAGGCGCTACCAGATGTAAACTCAGATGAAGCAGCAGTTAGTGTTACGGCAGCGTTAGATCCCGTCCACGTTGCAGACGATGTAAATATGCCTGAAGCAGCGGTTACAGTAACCGTGGCGTTCGAGCCTGTCCACGTTGCAGACGATGTAAATATGTCTGAAGCAGCGGTTACTGTTACAGTGGCGTTCGAGCCTGTCCACGTTGCAGACGATGTAAATATGCCTGAAGCAGCGGTTACAGTAACTGTGGCGTTAGAGCCTGTCCACGTTGCAGACGATGTAAATATGTCTGAAGCAGCGGTTACAGTAACAGTGGCGTTCGAGCCTGTCCACGTTGCAGACGATGTAAAACTAGAAGACGTACTCGTTATTGTTGCCGTTGCGCTTGAGCCGGTCCAAGATTGATCAGAAACAAAAGTTCCGGATGCAGCAGTGACTGTCGCAGTCCCATCGGACCCAGTCCAAGTTGAGGCTAGTACAACAGTTCCACTTAAAGAAATTGTGATTGCGCCACGAAGCTCATAGTTTACCGCATGGTTAAATACTGTGGCCGGGACAAGTGCTGGGGTAGTTTGTGCTTTACTCCAAATAGAGTTTATATCAGAGTAGTTGTACTCAGACGTCCAACCAGATGGCGCTGGTGAATCTGATTGCGCTCCCCAACAAAAAAGGAACGACAGCATAAGCATGTTGTCTTCGGAAACGCCAATTGCAGGAAATTGTCTACCAAGGTCCCAGTTTGGCGTAACATAAACAGATGAAGCATCTACTCTATCAGAATTTTGAATTCTATGAATTGTCGCTTCAACTTCGGCTGAAGAGCCCGTTATGTTATATGAAGAAGGTTCGGATCCGCCGGCAACTTTTGAAAATACTGTACCAACTAACCAGTTATTAGTGTCGCCGTTTACCGTGAGAGATCTTACTCTTGTCCACCCAGATGGCGTTGCTACCGTTGGTTCAGCAGCCGTTCCTGCCGGGAAATCCTTTTCGACGACAAACATTATCATTAAGTCGCCGTTTTGGATACCTGCCGGAACCAAAGGATCTATAGAAAATGCGCCATAAGGAGTTGACGAAACTCTTGTACTTGAGGAAATATACTCAGGGAGTGTAGGTGCTGTATAAACACCCTCAACCGGAAGCGCATTTGATTGAATTGGTAATCCATTTAGTGAGTCACGAAAGTTTTTATTGTTTCTACGATTTAAACGTCTAAATTGCGACCGTCTTTGTCCATAAGTACGTCCAGCCATGACTCACCTCCAATCACCCATAAGCGCAGTTAATAGAACCCCAAACGGTCACGGCAGTTGTAGTAGTGCAAAGAAGCGCTAAACCAAGTGCCGCATTATCATAAATACGAGGAAGACTTAAGACGTCATCCAAGAAACTAACTTCATTCCAGATGTTGGCAAGCAATGGAATTCGAGCGAGAGGTCTAATAATAACCAGGTTTGCAGCGCCAGCAGCAGCTGCAGTACCAACGTTAAGACCGGCTTCGACCGAACGAACTCCTCTTTTACCCGGCGTCTGTGGTAAATGAATCATCGAGTGAATAACGGTGGCCGCGGCCGGAAAAGTGACGCTACCGCCAGTTTGACCCGTTGTTCCATCGGCAGTTGTGTACGAGTTTAAGTTGACAATAGGAGCGGTGGTAGTTGTGGCTGTTGTGATTTCCAACCAAGCTTCATTACCAATAGCATCGGTTCCAGAATATCTTGGAAGAGCAGCGCTGTTAACGGTTCTGGTTCCCGTGGTGGAAAGTGTAATACCACCAACACCAGCAAGACGATCATAAAGCATTAAGGTGCAGTTTTGTGTTGCTGCTGCCCCAATGCTCAATAAATGTCGAAAATCGGGGTCTCGATCAGGAAACCACATAGTCCCGTTAACATTAGCTGTCGCGTCGCTTGCGTAGGTGATACCTGGGGTACCAGCAGGTGCAGCGCCGGTTGCCGGATTACCAGCACCAAGCCACAGAGACTGCCACACACCAGCTAATCCGTTAGCAGGAGCCGTCTTCACAAAGTTCCAAGCATCAACTTTACCGAGAGTCGTAATCTCGGAGATAATGTCATCTCTTGATGCGAAACCCGCCATATTAGCTACCCGTTACTGTAATAGAGAGCGCGGGGCCCGTGACGTTACCGCCGTTTGTAACAAGATCGGATGCGGGGTCGTCAACGCAAAGAAGAATGCGAGCGGCGTCGCTTGCCCCTTCAATATAATAAGCAACGTGCGTCCAAGTTTCTCCAACAGCAACACCGGTCCAAGAAGGAGCCGCTGCTGTTAAAGTAACGTTATCAGAACCGTCGGATTCCGTAAGAGTAACAGAAGCAAGGTCTGCACGAGAATATCCAACAGCGGCGGCTTCGGTTGAAACTGCGGTCAACTCGCTTAAAAAGTTCATGTCACGCATAGAAGCAACAGAAGGCACGGCACCCTTAAAGACCGCCATACGAATGTCTGTGCTGCCAGAAATAGCACTGTTCAAGAGAGTATGCAACCCTCGGTTAGTCATAGTACAAGGCATTTAAGCCTCCTTTTTAAGATCTTAGTTGTAAAAAACATAACCCTCGCGGGAGAGACAGAGAAAGCTTTGTAGGCTTCTCTGTCTCTCCCGCAATGTTGAAATATGTCAAGAGTTCTACTCTTTTTTGACAATGTCGTGAATGAATATCACGGGTTACGAGTGAAAGACCAATCGTCATCGCTCAACGGAGCGAACACGTAGGTGCCATCAACAGGCTCAGCCGTGATAACAAGGGTTGCGCCAGCGACGCCAATGGTAACAGTACCGGTGACGACGGCGTTGGTGTCTGCACGACGGTAACGAACGCCGGTGACGCTCGGAATCGTGATGACGCCGGTTGCGGGAACAAACGTAGGTGTCGTCGGGGTGACAACAGTCTGGCTGCCCGAGAACAGGGTCAGAACGAAATCGGGGGTCGGCAGCGAAGGATCAGTGCCCGCCGTTCCGTACAAGAAATCCTCAAGAGCCGTAAGGTCAGCGGGGGAAACCTTCGTCGAATCGATTGTGATGATCGAGGTGGGACGAAGACCAGTGACCGCAACCGGAACCGTTGTGATTTCCCAGCTGAACGTAATCGCTTCGGGCGAATCATTGATGGTCTGATAGGCTCGCTCCGACGGGCTTGCGCTTGCGCCATAAATAAGGTGAAGCTTGTAGCCGTGCGAATCGCCATCGACATCGTTACCGATGCGGGTACGATACGAAAGACCGAAGCTCTTACGAGCCTGCTGACCCACAATAACACCAGGCGAAGAAATAACTGCGCCATCAAACTGGTTGAATTCATCGGGGTAAGTGAACGCCTCGAGAGTCGCGCCAAAGTCTTCGGCGGAAAGAAGGTTCAAATACTTGATGTTGTCTGCATACTGGGCGTTACTCTCAGCTCCAGAAGGAGTCTCAGTAACACTGACGAGACCGTTCCAAGCCACACCGTCGTCATAAACGCCAGAGCCGTTCGGGATGTAAAGAACACCACGATCAACACCGGTTTCGTAATAACGCTGGCCCGACTGGTCCCATGTAAGGATAGCCATTTATTTATCTCCTTCAGAAGAAAAGATTGTAGACATCATGATTTAAATTGTTTGCCGTGTAAAACCTGTCGAAGGCGCACAACGGTAGATCAGCAACTTTGTCGGGGATCAAACTATCCGGGTTTGAATCTATAACAGTCACTAAGTATTTCTTTTTGTGAGCATAACGTTTGTTATTAGCAAACTGATTACTTTCGTCATCTCTTTTATAGATTATACACGGATAGTTCAGCTGTATTGAAGGGGGTGGTTGAAAATATACATTATTCGAACCAAGGATGTCAACCAGAATTGTCTGGAGTTGCTGGCGTTGGCCCATTGTACACCCCTCCCAAAGTTAATATAAGGCGGGGACTCTTTACTTCGACGTTCGAAACGCTCCAAAGAGTCCCCGCCCACCTTACGTACTTGATTTTAAAGAAGTTATCGATGGCGTTCTGATCACACACAATACTAATCAGATTATTGACAACTATATTATTGTTGAGGCCTTCGACCGATTCCAGTTTTCGAGTGTTTTTAATCACATCTCCAAAATATGGAAATTCTGTGATTATATCGGCCCAAATACCGGAAGCGGGCGGACTTTCAACGGATTCACCGTATCCAACCTCTCCATAAAATCGTGCCATCTATTCCTCCTTAAAGAATCAGGCGTCGCGAGTGAAGGTCCAGCTGTCGCCCTCGCTCGAGCCGAAGTAATAACCCACGGCCGGGGTAGCGTTGACCACAAGGCTTGCGCCGCTGGCAAGAGCCGCCTGAGCGCCTGCGCTGAGGGTGGTACCCGCGCCGTTCTTGTAGACCACGCCAGTGATGGACGGGATCGTGATGACGCCAGTAGCGGGGTTGAAGCCGGGCTCCGTCGGGACAGCCTCGATAAGGCTGACGGCAACCTTCATCACAACCATAGCGGACTTCAACTTGACCAAGGCGCCACAGACGCGGGTCTCGATGAGGTACTTGTACTGGTTGTAATCAATGTCGAAGTCGTCAAACATGCTGACTTCGCCGCCCTTGTCGGCACCGATCACGTAGTCGACAGGGTTGACGATGACGGCGATCATGTTCGCCTCATCCTCCATAACCTCAACCGGCACGATAGCAGCAACACGAAGCTCACGAGCAAGCTCATCAAGCGAGCTATAGATACGACGACCGGTGCTGTCCTTCAGGAGAAGGAACTTAGCGATGTACGTCTCAGTCGTGTACATGGTCGGGAGACCCGTACCCTTGTAGTAGCGACGGTTGAGGATGATCGCGTCGACAATTTCGCTGACCGAAGAGTTCGAATCATCGATGTTGACATTGATCGTAGTCGTGTAGAGCTCGTGATCCTTCGCAATCGGACGGATGTTCTGCTCGTTGATCTTATCCTCGTGAGCCACATCACGACCGTCACCGATCAGAATGGCGCGAGCAAGCTCCTCCTCGAGCATCATCCGCATTTCACCCTTGAGCCAGGTGACCACGTTGAAGTCGGTGATGTCGATCATGTCGTCACGATCGAGCTTCTGCTTCTTATAGATGGTGGTGGGGGTCGTGACTCGCTTGGAGACGCCGAAGAACTCTTCCTTCTTCATGCTGCCCTTGACGTAACCCTTTGCACGAGCTTCGTCGTGGGTAAGGTCGGCCGAGATGGTCTTGATGCGAGTGAACGGGCTCTTGCGGGTGCCGCCGATAAGGGCGCCAACCCACTCTGTACGACGCTTGAGGAACTCAGGAACGTCGGAAATCGAGCGAGCCTCCGGGAAGAGGACGTCGATGTCGGTGATACCGTGCGAAAGAGCGTACCCCTGCACAGCTTCCTTGAGCGAGCCCAACTTGCCTGCATCAGCAACGATTGCCTTGATATCGTCGTGGGACAGAGTTGTGCCCTCCGAGCCCTTGCCCTGTTCGAAGACGTTGGTCATTGTGTTTCCTTCCGGGTTAAGATTGCCATGAACGGCGATGTCATCATTGGTTTCTGTATCTGAATGAGCTGCGGCATCCTGAAGAGCCTCGCCAAGCATATAATGGAGGACCGTCTTCTGTTTCTCGGTCATAGAATTGTAAATATCCTCAATGGTTTCATTGGGGTTATCGGACATGGTTTCGGCGTGCACAGCTTCTGCTCCAGAAAGAGCTTCACCCACCATAAAGTGCACAACTGTTTTCTGAGCATCTGTCATGGACTCATAAACAGACTCAAGAGTTTCCTCGTCGCTGTTTGTGGTTTCGACAGTCGCATCAGCATGAGCCAGCTCTAAATTAACGCCGCTATAAATAATGGCCTCATCGTCAAGAATCTGCTCGCCACCATCAGAGTGCTGAATGGCAACATTTTCGATAATTGCGCCCGGGTTTGCTCCGGCAAGAACAAGACTAACTTCACGAATTGCGCCATGGAGCACCATAGACGAACGCTCAATAAGTTTGTTTGCCCAAATAGAAAGCTTTGTGATGTCCTTGTTGTGAACAAGGCTCTTCGCATGAGCAGCTTTCTTAGTATCGTTGAAGAAGGCGTAGGCATAAACGCCGTCTGGTCTATTTTCTAAAACAGCGTGGCCAAGAACGTTCTCGACGTCGTTATGACCATGCTGCCAAACCAGAGGAACCGTCTCCCCATCCTGATGCTTGAATGCGTCAGGCATGATGGTACGACCGTCACTACATTTAATGCCAGCCTTTGTAGCGTATCCGCTAAAATCTGCTTCCATTTTGACTGTTTCCCTTTCGATCTGGCTAAACATTTCGTTTTATCGCCTCGAACTCTTGATTAGCTTCGGCTTCGTACTTTGCGGTGAGATCTTCTTTAAACTTTTTGTAATTATCTCTAGCTGTTTGCACGGTTTGTTTCAATTCTTCTCTTAATTGCTGAGCTTCTTCACGAGCTTTTTCTCGAGCTGCTTTTCTAGTTGCTGTTTGTTCTCTATCTTGCAGAGTCTCAAGCAATTTAGTTAACTTGGCTTTTATTTGTTCTCTTTTAGCTAAAGCCTGTTGTTTAGCACCTTCAATAAAGTCGCTTAAAGCTTGCTGCGCTGCATCAGATTCATTCTTTTTAGCGTTTTTAAGTTCAGACTGAACGTAATCCCAAGCTTCTTTTTTCTTGTCGGTTTTTAAATCGTTTTTATTACGCTTCCCTTTTAATTCTCTTGTTCTGAGATAATACTCATGTGCTTTAACGGGATCGTAATACTTTGATTCATGAGACAGAATGTTTTCGATAAACCTATCTGCATCATTCATCATACATCTCTCAAGAGCGAGTCGATGTCGTTGTCTAGCCCATCAAAGACTTCGTTCATCACCGAGTCTAGCTCTTCAAAATTTGGAGGAGTTGGTGATGATGTTGGTCCAGCTGGGGTTGGTTGCGGCATATTACTATTAATAAGTTGATCGGCCTTCGGGTCTTTAGATGGAGCAAGCCCCATAAAACCTCGAATTTCGTTTGATGTCAAGATCTCATTTCTTGAGAACTTATCAGCAATTTCCGCAATCTGTGCAAGAGGAACCAGTTTGAATGGATCTCTGAAATACCTAACACGCTCTCTTTTATAGGTACCGAGTGGTCCTATAAACGCCCGCTGCATGGCTTCAACAATAGCATCTAATAAAGGTTCGATCGTTCTATTAAAATAGTTAATCATAACCTTTTCGTCGGCTGTGCCATTCATAACGTCTTCGGTTATACCAAGTTGACTATACAGCATAGCAGTAAGAAGTTCGACCTGCTTTAAGAGATTATTCTCCGCAGGTCGGTTAAGCTGGGTAATCTTTTCGGTTCCATCAGTATATGCAATACCATACTGACTACCTTTAAGTTGAAACTCAATGTCTGCTCGGCGTTGTTCAGCCTGTTGCTTTCGAGCTTCAGACTTAATAACGTAAGGCAACTGAATGATAAGATCTAATTTACCAGACCCTGTTTGTTCGTCAACAGCATCCAAAAGATGTAGTTTCCGAATAAGTCTCTGTAATGTGGAGTTTGGCTCATTCATTACCGCATAGAGCGGATTTTCAACAATGGCAACAAAACGTTTCTCTAAAGTAATGTCTTCACGAACGCCTTTAGCTTCGTTATAAAGACTTACCTTGACGTGTTTTGGATACCACTCTTTGACCTCACCAACTCGAAGTGAGAAAATATCAAACTTCGCGTTGACCGCTGGATTTAATGCTGTATCGACCGGCACAATCGCGGCAACACCTTTATCAAAAAGAGTTGCTGCAATATCTTGCCTAAACGCTCTTGGACTCTGGTCTAAGTTTGGTTCAAAGGAGAGGCATCGATCGAATGCCGAATCCACCGTCTTTAAATATCGATCGTTTTCGTCTAGAAGAACGTGTCTAATATTTATTCCCGCAACGTCAATTCCAATTCGGGTATAAATTGCCGAAACAATCGATCGCTCGTTGAAATATCTTAAACGCTGCTGATGAGGTCTAACGCTAGAGCTAGGTCCAACATTGGCTGTGTGAGCCGAAAAATTTTCCTCGTTCGACCTGAACGCATTCCACGCCTGTTTAACTTTAGAAAATATAGCCAACGTCGGTCACCTCCTTTAATGATTTAATTAGTTCTTCTGAGCTCTCTAAACACTTCGTGTGCCATGTCGAGTTCCATATCATAACCCGCTTTTTCAGCATTTTTAGCGGCTTTAATTGTTATCGGCGCCAAAACACCAAATAAAAGAACGTGTGTGGCCATCGTTCCCTTTGTGACCTTGTTCGCATTATTATAAGCATTTTTAAAATCTGGTGATTTAATGACGTCTAAAACTTCTGTTTTGTATTTGTCGGCCGCAGCACGTCTTGCCGATGGAGTTTCGGCTCTTTGTCCTTCTCGGATAATTTCCCCAGCACGTTTACCAATCGCCTGTGTGTCTTGCCGGTCCTGCTTTCGATCGGTTCCTGCTGGTTTTCTTTC